ATTTCGTGTTCAATTAGTATCCTGTTGAATCCAGAGCGCTTGATTTTCACCCAGTCAACACCAAAGTTAGGATGAAACGGATCAGTTCCCTTAACGCATTTGAGGATGTGGATAACGTCCTGTTTGACTTTGTCAACACCTGAGACCGTTTCGACTTGCTTTAGCTCATTAATAATCAAATCTCCGCTCTCGTCGAACTTGAAATCCCAGGGCATGTGGAAGCAGAAAGAAATAGACTTTTAAATGGCTATCAAAGTGGGAATGTCAAAGCTCTTTAATATATACTCGTATCTCCTCTATGACATTTACAACGTATGTAAGTAAATTTTCGGCATTACGTTGAGTTAAGTATTTATCGGGATGGGCTACAGAATTTCTAACATTTTTCAAATATTCGATTATATGTAGTATCGGAAGTTTGTCTTTCCCATAATTTTTGTAATGTTTTTCTAATTCGTCTAGTATAGCACCCCATGTATATTTTTCAATATCTTTCCCAGTCTCTTTTCTATATAATTCTCGAAGAATCCTCTCGCAAAGTCTAAGCAAATAAAAACCAGCTGCAGTTGGTAGATTTGCTAGAATAGCTCTACAAGCCTCTGTAAATTCTGATAAACCACCCAGCTCTTCTAACCACTTTAAGGTATCTTCAGTTAAGAAGGCATTAGCACCATTTTGTACTTTGTTAACGTCGAGAATCTCTAACTTTGGTGTAATTAGTACGCAATCCATTATTAATTTTTGAAATTCATTGGTTTTAACAATTACTTGTTCATACAATTTTCTACAAGCTTGAAAATCTAGTCCAGAATTTCGGATATGTGTTACCCACCGTTCAGCCCATACACCGAATTCTTCAAATTTTTCGACATCTTTGAGTCCAGACAATTTTACCAGTTCACTTAAATCCGGAGGAGCAACATATATTAGTGCTCGTGTAGCCTGTTCTAATTTTATTTTTAATTGGTCTAATAAATGGAAATAGTAATATATTCCGTAGGGCGTAAGTACTTTCTTGCTCATAAGGTTTGTTTTTTATTATTGCCATATTTAATGTTTGTGCCAAACACCATCTTCGGCATTCACGCCTCTAATAGTCTTGAAGTCGAGATCACCATCGACGTAAACGTCTCCGATAATGTTGATCCTGTCGGGCAGTATTTTTGGGAGGGAGTCTGCAAGTGTGAAAACGCCACCGAAAACGATTGCATTGTTAATGTTGAACTTCAAAAATTCGTTGACGTCTACAACATCTCTGCTCTTCAACTGCTCCTCTAGCTCATATTTTGAAAATACAACAAGAACAACGTCTCCTTCTTTGGGAGGGACAAATATGACGCCGACCGAGGATTTAAGGCAGGCAATTGGAACGTCAAACAGCTCAATCTCCTGCCCCTTGATTTTATGTTTGAGCCTTACGTTGCATCTGAGTTTTGTTAGATCAACGGATTTAACGATTCCAAGCGCCACAGTTTCAACATCATCCAGCAGATCCTCAATCATCTTACGGACCTTCTCAACAATCAAATCGCTTTCACCCCCAGCTCACTGTAATAGTCCTCTCCCCTGCAGACGTGCTTGTACTCCCTCACCGCGAAAACTCCGGATACCTTGATGGATTCAAGCTTGATAATGGAACCCTGAGAAGCTTTCCAGCAAAGTAAACATCTGACGTGGTAATCTACATCGGCATCTTCGCTCTCTTCAGGTGTAACTTCCATTAAGCCCGTTTCTGACGATAAGACAATAGCTTCACGATCTTTGAAGTCCCCACGAACAAGATATCCCATATTATTTTTCACGTAGGCTGTCCAGCCATCCTGGTTCAGTCTCTGGAGTGCTACATCTGGGGGAACGTTACCCCAGCTCTTAGCTATGTTCCCGTTTATAATGTTCAAGCACGTCTCAACTATCCGTTTGGGTGAGCCCCTGAATACCATATCCTTCTGCAGGGTTATGCCAGGATCCTCGATCTTGCCAACGGGAACTCCTGCTACTGAGAACATATCTCTGACAATATTAGCAACAGGAGTCCCCTTAGAATACTTTCTCACCACGTAACCACTCTGCCAGAGTTGTTTCATTGAATCCGAAGCTTGAATAACGGTTTTTACATCTGCCCCGTCTTTCTCGACCCAAATTTTGTCTATCGTCCCGTAGAATATAATCCCGTAATCGTCACGGTAGCCAGCTTTAAGCTGAACAACATCACCCTTCTTGATCTTCTGTTTTGACGAATCTGAGAGATTGTAAATAGTTATTTCAGCCTGTCCTGCTTTGCTGGCTGTGTCGTTCTCTACGGTAAACTCAACGTCAAGGTCGTCAGCAGTTATCTGGAGTCCACTCTGAAAATTCAGCTCATAGTAACGATCCCAGAGCTCAGACAAATACCCACACCTCCGCCTGATAACTGTCGACGAGCCATGGTAATATCGTAAAGAGAACCTCGTGTGTCGTGGGATCTTTGACCTCAAACGGGTTTTTGACCGTCAATTTCCCCTCAAAGACTATTTTGTCGTCTGTCACCCTACGGATCCTTAGCACTGCAAAGTTACCTTGGTAGTTCCACCTGTAGAACAGCTTGTAAGCGACGTTGTTTATCTTTACGAGCTGTATCTGAGGGTATCCCAGTCTTTCGTCGAATGGGAGAACACTGACAAGCATGGTTATCCCCCAAATAAGCTTCCAAACCAATCAAAAATCGAGTCTAACCAGGACTTATTCTCCTGCTTTTCAGGAGCAGATGGGACTTGCTGTTGTGAGGGATCTGTTGCAGTTTTTCCTCCCTTAGCATCGCTTTCATCAGGCGTAACTTGCAACTGCTGGAGAGGGATTGCAACCATCTTTGACTTGGCCTTGAGGATTTGTTTGAGCAGTACGGTGGCTCTGAAACTGTTAGTGCTTCCACCCTGCGTTATGTGGAGCTCTTTAATTACGATATTCTCAAAAACTCCAAATTTGCAGACGAACTCAGTCGGTTGTTTCGACTCGTATAGCTGTTTGAGAGGCTCGATTTCTTCTTCGATTAGTTCAAGAGTTAAGCTGAACTCTTTGGGTTTTAGTATGATTGCATCAACTACGGAGAAGCCGTCCTCAACACGATGTTCTGGTGTTTCGGCAGAATCTGTGAGATCAACGATTTGGATGGCTTTAAAGCTTTGATTGCCAATTAGGATTTCTTCCATGGTTGGGGGTTAAAATTAGACTTTAAGAGCTCTAAATCCGCTTTGGGTTTTGCTATTTCAAATTTTTTGAGAAAAATTAGTATATACCATGGCTCGCAAAATCCTGCTCAAATAACTCTTTCAAAGCTCTCTTTATCGTTTCCTTGTCTCCATTTCTGATGTGGATCTCGATCTTTGGAACGTTAATCGTTTTATGCTCGTGCCTGATGTGGTATGTACTGATGGGCTGAGCTGCTGGGTGGGTTACAGTAATAGGGATGGGAGTTGACGTCATCCTCGTTAATTCGTGGGTTATTCCAGGTTTAACGACATGAGTAATAGTTTTCGCAAAGTTAATTCCTGCTCCAATCGGTGTTAAGCTGAAAGCGAATTCTGCTATCTTACCAATTGGACTTTTGGCAATGAAATCCCATACCTGCTTAACTTTTGCTATGAATTCATTGATCTTGGCTATGATGAAACCAATCGTTGCATCCCAAGCTGATTTTATCGCTGAGAGCGCTGAGGATGTCGCTGACTCCAGCTTATCAATGTGTGAAATCAAGTATACAATTGGTCCAACTGGACCAAGTAGTAGATACTTCAGCGGCCCCATCCTATCGATGGCTTGTTGGATCCAATGTATCGCTCCACCAATGGATTTAGCAAGCCAATCAAAGCCCTGTCTTAGCCGGTTTATTACGGGACCTGCAACACTCCTGAGTTTATTGAAGACCCATGCTAGACCGGTAATTGCCAAGATTGCTTGACCTATCGGGTTTGTTGCCAAAAATAATACAGCTGCCAGCGTACCAACAATTTTGATTATTTGCTTGATGAGGGGGATGTGTGGCTTAAGGACCGAGTAAAGCCACTTGAAAGCTCCAGTTATTGCATCGACAACCTGCACGAGGAGCGATGATTTCTTTGCTTCTTTGTTGAAAAGTCCGAGGGTTTCGAGGAGCGGAGCAAACAGTATTTTAATTGGTTCGATGAAACCGGAGATGAATGTCTTGATTGCACTGCTAATTACTGAGAATGCTGATTTTATGCCTTCGATGGCTTTTGCTGTAGCATCTCTGATCCCAAACCAGTTGTGGATCCATGCATGTTGCAAAACCAATATTGCTGCTGAAATTGCGAGGATTATCGGGAGTAATGGAGCGAGAGCTGAGAAGGCTGAAGCTGCAAATTCTGTTATGGATCCCGAAAGTGTCATAAAAAGACCTTGCAAACCCCCGAATTCCCGAATAGTTTTTATGAAATAAGCAAAAGCAGCAGCCTGCAACATTAATGGCCCGACTACAGAAGCTGCAATTGTAGTAAATCCTGCCATAACTCCAATAGCACCCTTAATTGGAGCTGGCAATGACTCGAAGCTATCAGCTATCGATTTGATGACCTTAACCATGCCCTTCATAACTGGCAGAAGGCTCCCGCCAATCTCTACCGCTAGTATTGTCAAATTGTTTTTCAAAATTCCAATTTGTTCAGATAAACTTCTGTCAATCGTCGCAGAAGCTCTTTTAGTCGTTCCCTCAACATCTTCCATTTTGAGCATGAATTCGTCAAGTGCTTGGGTTCCTCCTTCTAGCACTCTCGCCAATCCTGGGCCAGCATATGACCCAAATATTTCTGTGGCTCGGCGAGTTCTTTCTGTTGCATCTCTTATCTCCGCCAGCTCCCTTAAAGCCTTCTTAATGTCAATGCCCTTGGCTGCTGCGGACCTAAGGCCCATCAGAACTCTTGCAACATTAACACCATTGGACTCTAATGCTGCGAGTAAACCAACAGCCTCACTAAAAGACAGATTTAGCATTTTAAGCGGGGCTGCGTTGTTTTTTAACAATTCAATCAATTCAGCCGATTGAACTCCAAACCTCTGCTGAGCTGCAATTAGCGTATCAGTGACCTGATACATCTTCGTTGCGGGAATATTAAAAGCCCTCATAACGACACTTAGGGCATTAGCAGCACTCACTGCATCCGATCCTGTAATTTTAGCAAAATCGAGGACAGCTTGAGCAGCTGTCTTCGTTTCTTTGCCAAGGTAACCGTATCTTTCAGTTAGTATTGTTACGACATCTGTGATCGTTTTGAACGAATCTGAATTAACTCTTGCTAGATCTTTGACGGTTTCAGTCATCTCTTTAAGTTGTTTATTGGTCATTGCTGTCTTGGCTTGCATTTCTAGGATAGCCCGCTCAAAATCCTTAGCGGAGCCACCGAATATTCTGAATCCCCCATATCCCACAGCTGATAAAACAGCTCCCAACCCTGCGATGGCTGCCTTATGTTTTTCCACGAATTCTGTGAGACTTGAGAGTTTGGATTTAGTTTGGTCTACGACTTTGTTGATCTCGCTAAGCTGGGAGGATAACTTATCCCTTAGCTCAATTACGACGTACAGCGCCCTTAGAGCTTCCATCGCAAATTTAAAATTTGCTTAGACTTTAAAAGAGGAGCATGTTCGGGGGTAAGAAAGAAAAGAAGTTTTGTCCGTTTATACCTGGAATTCCTCCATGCCACAAAGAAAAATGTATGCTTTGGAACGAAGAAGAGCAAGACTGCAACATTAACGTATTGGTAAAAGAGTTAAAAAAGTTAAAATAGTCACATTTTAGCTAAGATTCTTAGAGCCTCATCGTTCTCTTTTAGACTCTCCTTAAATGCTCTTTTCCAATCTCTTTCCATTCTCCATCCTCTTATAATTCTCATAGTCTTACCGGCTATAGTATGTAATATTGTCATACTATAACGTTGTCTGCATCTGTAATTCTTAAAACTTTCGAACGTTACGTCTTAACCAACTGATTATGTCCTCCAGCTCCATACCATATGTAGCCAATTTCAGCATAAATTCTACTTTCTCTTTAGTGCTTGTAGCAATCTTGTATCCATACGTGCGAAGATACGTATCCGCTACTTCAAGTGCAGTCCTCTTATTCCCGTCTAAGAAGGGATGTCCACATGTTATATTTCTTAAAATTAACGCCGTTTTCCAAAAAATATCTCTATTTTCATTGTTTATTTGATCTACTATATACTCTAATTCGCCCATGTTTAATATTCCAGACTCACCACCATATATCTTAAGTATTGTTTCGTGTATTTCAATTATCTTTTCAACTGTTAACTTTACATGCCTATTCAACACACTTTTGGAGCTTATGTGCAATAAAATAAAATTAACGGGAAAATAGAGCAAACTAAAACTTTTATAGCTTTTGCATTATCAAGGCATTAGCGTTTCCGAAAAACGAATGTTACTTTCTTGTTCGCAATTGGTGTTGGGACATTTTTCAGTCTTTTTTCAGCTTCAGCGTTTATTAGCCTCAGAGCTATTATCCATCTCAGTTGCTTTTCTAGGGGCCAGTTTTTGACAACATCGACATCGATGTGAAGCTCTTTTGCAATAACGTAAAGCTCGAGCTCCTCCGTTACTTCCCGTTCGATTTCATCAAGCCTTCTAAGTTTTTTAGGTCAGAACTGTGTAGATTCACAATTTCTGCCCCAAGTTTAAAGAATTCAGCTGGTTCAAGACTCTCGACGTCCTCCTTCGTTAACTTTGGATTTGTTACACAAGCTAGTATCAGGTCCCGGTAGACATCCGCTATATCTTTGCTTCCGTCACCTAGGACTTTTAGAAGTCTGTATCCACTTAGTTTCTCGATTTCAAACATCTTTTCGCCTATTTTCACGTTCATATGGCGCTACGGGATAATCGACTTTAAAAGCACGTAAGATGCTTCAAGTTCTTCAACTACTTTTAGAGATCTTCATAAATTTAACTTACTTGCAACTAAGATTCTCTGTGGGGTTTAGTTTGCTGGCTGGCTAGATTCGTCTGCCTTAGTCAAGCTGGCGAGCCTTATTAAATTCTCATGGATAAACATAGAATCCCGATAATAAAATAAAAACAAAAATAAATAAAAATTTACTCTTCTTTTTTCTCTTCTTTTTCCTCGTTCAGTGCACTTTGCATTTTCTCAAACTGCTTTACATGCGACTGCATCCATTCTGCTATAGATTTGAATTGAACAGGGGACATTCTTACATCGACTAGGAGTTTTCTGATTATTTTTTTTACTTTCATTGCCCCATGTATGCTCCTATCCAAATCTATTTCTGGTTCAAGTATATCTACATAGAAGATCATTCGTCCCTCAATTGGATCTAATCCTCCAAAGACACCGTTTACATGGATGACTTTGTAGTCCTGATCTTTGAGTATTTCAATTGGGGGTATTTTACTCTCTTGCATGTTCTTTCACCTCTTTAGGGGAATCTACTGTCGGTGGTATGTCAGTTGGTGTACAAGTGTATAATTCATAGTAGCTTTTCTGTATAGTAGTTGGGTCTAGACTTACATATGTCCACAGATTACTCAATATCTCTTCTTTGGACATTAATGAGTGGTACAGTGCCTCTAGGAATGCTTTTCCGAACTCCGTTGCTGCATATAGTGTTTTTTGAGTTTTTCCAACGTCTTCTAAAGAATTAACGTACTTTCTTATAAGTCCAGCGGATTTCAGCGACTTGAGCACTCTATCTAGCTCTTGGGGGTGAAAACCAAATAAATCCTTCAGTGAATTGAAGTTTTTTTTGCCCTCTATGATTAAAAATACGTATACAGCCCATCTCTTGTCATCCGAAAGTGCTTTTACGGCATTTCTCAACTCGATTGGCACTTTAGAAGCATACTCTTCGATAACTTCTTCTCTCATGGTGTTTCTTAGTCACAAAATCTTGATTATTTAAGTCTTGCTGTTTTGTGCATGATCACAACTCAGTGACTTACGTATTTTCGGGATTATCTTGAAGTAAAACTTATATATCTGATAGTATTTCGCCTCCTTAATAGTTAAAAAGAGGGTGAAGATGGAGGATCGAGATACAGTGAGGAAAGAGAGGATATCTTTCTTTAAATATAAAAAAGAAATCAATATCAGTATATATGGTGCTTTCTCCTCTGGAAGGATAAATAAGTTAACCAAACTTCGGGATTATTTACGTGGGCATGGATATAATGCTAAGTTATCGATCGACTTAGAGAAAGAGTATCCACGTAAAGAAAATGAGAGCAAAGAGGAATATAACCGCAGAATTAGCGAGATACTCATTAGGTGGGGAGACATCCACATCTTTGTTTTCTTTTGTGAACATGAGGGAGAATTTAATGTGAATCAGTCTGCATCCATGGAATTGGAAGGTGTATATCGTTCAGGTAAATGTGACTGTGTCGTTTTATATTTTGAAGAAGGAAGTCTTGAGCAAATGAGGTCGTTACTTAGAGGATTGGTTAGTAAAACTGGTTGGGATTACGAAGTTTTTGAAAATATCGAGGATATATTCGATGATGCTATCGGTTTTTGTAGTAATTGTATCCACAAGATTTTTGGAGGTGCTAAAGAATATACAACACCATAGTTTCGATAAAAAATCTAGATTAAATAACGATAATCTACTCCATCTGAAAGTCCGTTCCAATGAACTTGAACTCTAGCTCCATTTTCTCAGATTCCGGTGAAGCCTCCGGGTAGAAGAATACACAGTTATCTGCTGTGATTTTCTGCACTTTAGAGCCCTCAGTCTCAGCGACCATGACGACCTGAACAGGCTTTTTGCTCTGGGCCAGTTGAATCAAGTACGGGATGCTCTCAGAACTTGGTTTTACTTTGATGGAACCCTCGCAATCGGTATCAGCCGTCTTTGCGTAAGCGATTGTCTTTCCACTCCAGTCCTTGATTGGCTTTACAGAATCCTGGTCGCCCTTCGGAGTAATCTTGAACTCCGACAGTTTATCTATTTCTTTGCCATCAACGAAGATGTGAATTTTCTCAACTTCGTAAAACACGATTCCGCCAGTCATTTACACCACCTCACAGCGCAATAACAAGATCGAGCTCAATCTTCTCGACATAGTTCGTCAGGTATGCGGTTACGCTAACGTTGCTCAGAATTCCGTTAGCTTTGTCTGAATCCGGGATGTCCTCATAAGCGGGCATCCAGACCTCAAAGCCCGGATGCAGGTTGCCATCAGAATCAGTCCAATCGGGCTTAAGAACACCAAGCTTCTGCTGCACTCTTAGAGTTCCCTCGATTCTTGACTTGATAACCTGCAATCCTGCAGGAGTATACGGGATCCCCTGTCCCATGTTGTTCAGACGGAGCTTTAGATTGACGAGGTCCGTTCTGATCACTTCAGCCAGGTAGACCTTGCTTCTTGAGATGTAAACTCTACCACCGCTCAGAACCCTTGCATTGCTCAAAACGGGCTTGACGACCTCCATTACCGTAGCTATGTTGTTTGATTCGAGCTCATCAACCTCGCTGTCTTTGTAGCCAGCTGGAGCTATGTTCTGCACAGCAACCCACTCACAGGTTTGCCATGGTTTGAGAGTTGCGATTACGCCTCCAACAGCTCCCGCCAGTTCGCCAGCTGTAAGTGTATAATCGTCGTGAGCTACAGCGTAAACGTAATCATTTGGAGTTATAGCTCCAAACTTCGCTACTGCGTCATCTTTTGAGCCGATGTAAGGCAAAATCAACAGCTTGTGATAAGTTCCAGCGTGATCAACCAACTTCTGAGCATTGGGATTTCCAGCATCTATTGTCGGGATAACAATGTCGTATTCCGCTCTTTCTGCTAAATCTGAGAGAACAGTATCGTAATCTGCAACGGCCCCATTTTCACCGTTTTTCATCGCGTTTACAGCCAAAATCTTGCTTATTCCCTGAGCGAATGCTTTGGCTGTAGCTTTAGCAACTGGCGAGTCTGAGCC